ATCCTTGTCCAGCGTCTTCTTGAAGTAGATGCGCGCCGCGGTGTGGTAGATCATGATGCCTTCCGCCTTCGCCGAATAGGCCGCGTAACTGCCGGTGTCTTTCAGGTCAGCCAGCACGCGATCAACCACGCCCGTGTCGAACAACCCCTCCCAGAGAACCGGCACCACCGAGCAGCAAGCCGGAGGTGGCGTCTCCGCGGTCCAACGGCTGACGTTGAAGAGCGAGAACCTGCGCTCGGTGAGCCCGTAGCCGCGCTGGATGCCTCGACCCCACCACTCGCCGAAGTGGCGGCCTGGCCCGAGCGCCCGGAGTTCGCCCTCGTGCTCTTTCACCCACGCCGCGAACCCGAAGTTGTCGTCCTCGGGCGTGATCCAGCGAGTGCGGGACCCGGCGCTGATGGTGCCATCTTCACCCACGCAGACCTGGGCGTTGGTGCCGTCGATCTTCTCGGTGATTACGACTTGCCGGCTGAGCCGGGCGATCTTGCCAAACGATTCAAATTCCACAGCTATCTCCTTCGTAGTGACCGCAGGATCTCCCACAGCACGTAGGCTGCGGCGAGGACCGCCAGCAGCCGGTTCAGTCTTCGACCCATTGCAGCACCGTGTCGCCAGTCGCAAGGTCGGTGCTGGTGCTCAAGGTCCCGTAGATGACCCCGGTCGGGAACAGGACCCCGGCCACGGGGACCAGCGCGTCCCGCAACTCGTTCAGCAGGAGCTGGCCCTTGAGGACCTCGTTCTCGCGCTCCGCGAGGCGGTGCGCTGCGATTCGGATCTCGACCATCTCAGATGCTCGGTGCTGCAGGGACTGGGGCCGGAATCGGGATGCAACCAACGAAGATGCGAAACTTGGCCCTGCCGGCCGCCGCTTCGACGGCGTTCTGCTGCAGTTCGCGCTTCGCTCGTGCCTCGCACGACTCGCGATCCGCGTACAGCGAACCGTGGATCTCGTGGTCCTCGTACACGCGCTCATCGACCTTGAGCGGCTGGGCGATCTTCACCATGGCGTACAGTACGTCTCCCGTCTTCACGGTCGGCGCGGCGTCAGCGGGCGTCGTGACGAGCGCCACGACCACAGCCGCAATCCCGATACCAACGATCCAGGCGTCTTCACGTGTCATGACTTCCCTTTCTTGCTCCGCTCACACTGGCGGGCGTACTCACAGGTGGCGCATGCGGACGAGAGGTCCGAGCGCGGGATGTGCAGGCCGATTTTCGCGGCGGCCCGCTCGATGCGGATGGCCATACCAGAACTCGCCTGGCGGCGGCCCGTCGCGATGTGCCGGATGACGGCTTCGCTTGTGGACATCTCCGCAGCAAGTTCGTGCCGCGTTGCCACATCCAGGTCTGAGAGGTTGGTCCGCTTCATGAGGGGCCGACTGTAGCACTTGGTTCGGTAATCGCAAATACCGCGTAGGGGGTTGACACAATCCTTGGACCAAGTGCTACACTCGGTTCGCTACTTCTGGGGAACAAAGTGAAGACGTGGTGGTACAGGATCTTGCTGTGGTGGGCATTGACTCGCTGGTCGAGGTCCGTGATCCAGGACGACGAGGACTCCAGGAAGCGAACCTGCAGGGTGAAAGCGCTCTGCGTTCTGATTCAACGACTCAACCAACGAAGGACCCCATGACGATCCAAGTCACTCTCAATTTCAGCACGCCCGGCGAAGCCGCAGCGGCTCTCACCCTCCTGGCAGGAGGCGCGGCCCAGGCCACGAGCCCGACCCCAAAGTCTGCGGAGACGGCAGCCCCTGCCGGTACTTCGCAGCCTGCAACCCCGGAAGTCAAGACCCCGCCGCCCGCTGCGTCCGCCACGAAAGCAACCGCTGGCAAGGGCAAGACCCCCGCCGAAAAGCCCGCGCCGCCCCCGGCTGAACCTGCGGCCAGCACCAGCCTCGCCGGCAAGTCCTACCCCGAGACCGGCATCGGCGACCTCATCAACGGCTACCTGCGCAAGGACGCGGTGAAGAACCGGCCCACCCTGGTGGCCGCCCTGGCCGCCCTCGGCGGCGCCAAGAGCGGGCTGGAGATCAAGCCCGAGTACTACGACGCCGCGCACGCAGCGTTCAAGGCCCTGAACGACGGTGCCGACCCGGCGGCCGTGCTGGCCGGCCTCTCCGGCGAAGAGAGCATGGGTTGAAGCTCGCGCCCTTGGCTACGGCCTGGGGCCATGCCGGCCTCAACTGGTCGTGCGATGCGAGGACCGCACGCAGGTTGTGGCCGATTCACCGAATCATGCGGGCGTACCTCGCTGCCTGCGAAGGAAGAACATGGAACAGCAAATTCCGTTGGGGGTGACCCCGGTGCAGGTGGTGGACAGCCTGCCACCCATGCCGGCGGTCGCGAAGATCGCCAAGGTCAAGAAGCCCAACCCGACAGGCCTGTCGCGGGCTGAGATCCGTCTGCTGGCGGATGCGGTGGGCTACTACACCTCCGAAGCGGTCCACGCCGATGAAGCCGCCAAGATGAAAGCCGCGTTGCGCAAGCTCCGGGCTGCGGCGGGAGTGCGCTGATGAGCGAGCACGCCAGGCACAGCCCGTCAGGCGCGGCCCGGCGCTTCGTGTGCCCCGGGTCCCTCACCCTGGAGGACGCCTACCCGAACAACTCGTCCAAGGCCAGCGAGGACGGCACCTGCAAGCACCACTTCGCGGCGGTGGTGCTCGCCGCCCCGGGCGGTATCGTCGAGGCCAAGGACTACGTGGGCATGGGCTGCCCGGTCTACGAGAACAACAGGCAGACGCACACCATCCCCTTCACCGAAGGGATGACGCCTCCGGTCCAGGAGTACGTGGACTACGTGCGCGGCGTCGCTGGCAACGACCTGCTGATGGTCGAGCAGCGGGTGGAGTTCGGGCAGTGGATCGAGGTGCCCGGCCAGTTCGGCACGGCCGACGCGATCGTGGTCAAGCCGTGGGCCGACCCCCTCACCGGTGAGGTCGGCCACGAGCTGATCGTCATAGATGCCAAGTTCGGCTACAAGTTCGTGCCGGTGGAGGAGAACCCGCAGCTCCTGTACTACGCGCTCGGGGCGTACAGCATGTTCGAGCTGTCGCACGATATCCGCTCCGTCCGGCTCGTGATCTACCAGCCTGAGCAGGGCGGCGAACGGGAGTGGACTTGCGACCTGGCCTACCTGCTCAAGTTCGCGCAGACGGCTCGGTCTCGCGAGGCGTCGGTGCGGGTCGCGATGGAGGCGTACCCGCTCTCGGTGGGGGACACGAAGCGCACCACGATCTGGATGGAGACCTTCCTCAACCCGGACCCGAACGACAGGGACTGCGCGTTCTGCCGGGCGATCCCGACCTGCCCGGCCTACAGGCTCAAGCTGGAGCGCGCGGTGGGGGACGAGTTCGAGGTCATCGCCGCAAGGGGCGAGGTGAAGCTCCCCGGCGAAGCGAATCAGGACCTGGCGCTCTCCATGTCGGTCACCGACATGCTGGAGGACTGGATCATCGCGGTGCGGGCGGAGACGGAGCGCCGGCTCATCGCGGCCAACAACGACCTGGCGGTCTGCCAGGAGCTGGGCTACGGCCTGGAGCTGGGCCGTGAAGGACCGAGGAAGTGGCAGGACGCGGACGCGGCCGAGGCGGAACTCAAACGCATGCGGCTCAATACGGAGGAGATGTACGACCTGAAGCTGATCTCCCCCACCACTGCGGAGAAGCTGGCGACGCAGAAGTTGAACCGCAAGAAGGAACCGGTGGGTCCTGCACCGGTGATCGGGCCCGGCCAGTGGAAGAAGCTGCAGAAGCTGGTGGTCAGGAACAAGCCCAAGCCGTCAGTCAAGAGGCTGGAGGCGATCAAGGAGCTGTACGTGGTGCCGGGGTTGGAGAGTTCCGACTTCGGTGTTGTTGATGAACCTGCTGCCGATGACGGTGGCGAACTGTTGGGCTGAGCCCAGAAGAAGGACGATATGGACGAGAGCACACGAGTGCGTGGGACCACGTTGCACACAGGGCTGGCGGCGGACGTGGCGATCAGAAACCTGGCGGCAACCACGGAGATGCTGCTTAACGTGGTGGGCGATCACATTGCCTACCAACGTGCTGCATGCGGGCCGGTGAGCAGCCTCCCCGCTGTCGGCGGTTCCGTCGTGCTGAAAGATGCTGACGAGCAGCAACGCCTCCAGGAGGCGCAGCCCGAGCGGTGGCTCGCCATGGCCCGCACTGATTTCCAAACCGGGCTGATGAAGCTCACACGTGCCGTGGCACAACCCACGGGTCTTTGAACTTATTTTTGTGAAGGAGATCCCCATGGGGGTGAAGTTGATGTTGACGGATGTGCGAGGGTCGTTCCTGGTCCTCGGTGAGCCCAAGCCGTACAAGGAGGGCGACCCGGCGCGGTGGTCCGCCTCGGCGCTGATCCCGGCCGACAGCCCGCAGCGCAAGAAGGTGGACGCGGTGCTGGAGCAGTTGGCCAAGGAGAAGTGGGACAAGAAGTGGCAGACCACCCTGGAGGCCATCAAGCGCGACCCGAAGGGCTGCTGCTGGGCGGACGGCAACCTGAAGGACTTCGACGGCTACGCCGACCACTGGGTGCTCTCCGCGCACCGGTACCAGAAGGACGGCCGCCCGCTGGTGTTCGACCAGTTGAAGCACCCGCTGTACCAGCAGAACGGCATCGCGGTCCCGGGCAAGGAAGGTGTGCTGTACTCGGGCTGTTTCATCAACATGCACGTCGAGATCTGGGCGCAGCAGAACACCAACGGCAAGGGCATCCGGGCTACGCTGCTGGGTGTGCAACTGGTGCGCAAGGGCGACTCGTTCGGCGGTGGCAGCATGCCCGACGAGAACGACTTCACCGAGATGGAAGTCGGGGCCGACGCGGACGCGTTCGGTGGTGGTGGTGGTGGTGGTGGTGGTGGTGGTGGTGGTGGTGGTGGTGGTGGTGGTGGTGAGGGCGACCTGGGCTGATGTGACTTTGTGATCTGAAGATGTTTTGGTCTGCCACTCCACGAGGGGTGGCAGCACAAAGCAAAACCCACCAACCCGGAGAAAGCTGATGGGATTCCTGAACCGTTTCAACCCGTTCCAGATCGCAGGCACCGACCGCAGGCGCAAGAAGTTGCTGGAGGAGGCCCGCGGCCAACTCATCGACGCCGTGAGCAACAAGGAATACTTCGACGCCGTGGTGCCGATGCTGCGCAAGCGCATCCACCGTCTGGAGACCGAGATCAGCAAGCTGGCGAAGGGGCGGTCGTGAAGTGGTCCAACACCTGCCCCCTGTGCGGCGGCAAGCGCACCCTGAGCCACTGCCCGCGGTGGGTGGCACCTCCGCCACCCCCTCCGAAGGAGAAGTCGTGATGGAACGTTCGCTACCGCACGACTACCGTCGCAAAGCGGCGGAAGCCCACGATCGTCGCATCGAACTGGAAGACCGCGCGCTTGAGATCTTCAAGCTGGTGGTCGCTGAGTGGAAGTCCGACCCGATGTCGGTGCAGTGCTTCGACTTGCGCATCGTGCGTGAAGCCATCGCGGCCCACGACGAGTTGGTTCAGATCGACACCAAGTTCCCCAACAGGCTTTTCTGACCCGTGAAGAATTTCTTTTTTGATCTCGAAACCTTCAGCCCCGTCCCGATCAAGGACGGCGTGCACCGCTACGCTGAGCAGGTGGAGGTGATGCTCTGGTCGTACGCCACAGGCGACGGGCTTGTCAAGGTGTGGGACCTGACAGACGGCACCGTGCACTGGCCGGAGGTCGAGGAGTTGTCTGGCACGGTCGAGTGGCACCAGTCGCCAACACAACCTAAGGGTGGCCCTGGTTGGCAGTTCCCGCCGGTGGACCTGGAGCAGGCCCTGGCCGACCCTGAGTGCCTCGTGTGGGGGCACAATTCCGGCATGTTCGACTTCGTGGTGCTGGACAAGGCCCTGCCCGGCCTGGCCAAGTGGATCACCAAGTCGAGACGCCGGGACACCATGGTGCAGGCGTTCTGCCACGGGCTGCCCGGTTCGCTGGAGAAGCTCGGGCACGCCCTCAACATCGACGAGGCCAAGCGCAAGGACACTGAAGGGAAGAAGTACATCCACCTCTTCTGCAAGCCGCAAGGCGAAGCCTTCATCAAGAAGTACGGCACGAACCGGGCCACCAAGCACACGCACCCCGCGGAGTGGGCGGCGTTCATCCGCTACGCCGGCCGCGACATCACGGTGATGCGTGAGGCGCACCGGAAGATGCCGAAGTGGAACTACACCGGCCGCCAGGTCGAGCTGTGGCACATCGACCTGACGATCAACCAGCGCGGGTTCTGCGTGGACCAAGACCTGGCCGTCGCGGCGGTGGAGGCCGTGGCCAAGGCCAAGGCCACGTTGAACGAGCGCACGGTCGTCATCACGGACGGGGAGGTGGGTGCGGCCACCCAGCGCGACGCGCTGCTGGAGTGGATCCTGGCGTCGCACGGCGTGGACCTGCCTGACATGCAGGCCGACACGCTGGAGCGCCGGCTGAAGGACCCGGACCTGCCTGACGGCGTGAGGGAGCTGATCGCGATCCGGCTGCAGTCGTCCATGAACAGCGTCAGCAAGTACAAGACGCTGCTCAAGGCCGTGAACCAGGACGGGCGGCTGCGTGGCGGGGCCCAGTTCCGCGGCGCGTTCCGCACCGGCCGCTGGGCCCACCGACTGTTCCAGCACGGCAACATGCCGCGGATGGACACGGCGACGATTGCCGCCTGGTGGGGCCTGCCCAAGGAGAAGGTCAAGGACGCCCACATCCTCCAGTACGTGAACTCGGGCATCGAGGCACTGAAGGGTGGCTCTGCCGACCTGACCCACGGCGATGTGATCCGGCTGGCAAGCTGCTGCATCCGCGGCTGCATCGTCGCGGCTCCGGGCAAGAAGCTCGTGATTGCGGACTTGGCCAACATTGAAGGCCGTGTGCTGGCGTGGCTGGCCGGCGAGGAGTGGAAGCTGCAGGCGTTCCGGGACTACGACGCGGGCACTGGCCCGGATCTGTACAAGCTCTCGTACGCTCGCGCGTTCAACGTGTCGCACGAAACCGTCACGCACGACCAGCGCCAGATCGGCAAGGTGCTGGAGTTGATGCTCGGCTACCAGGGCGGAGTCGGGGCGTTCCTGACCGGGGCCGCGACCTACGGCATCGACCTGACGGCCATGGCTGAGGCCGCGTGGCCTGTGCTGCCGGGGGACGTGGTCGACGAGGCGGAGAGCTTCCGGGAGTGGGTGGAGCACACCGCGTTGACGGCGTTGTTGCGGAGGGTCGGGTTGCTCCCGAAGACCGGGAAGATCACTGACACGCAGTACGAGATGGCACTCGACATCGCGATGGCTACGAGACCCGATGACGTGGCAGCAGCCAAGTCGAAAGTCCAGTTCGGACTGAGCGACAAGGTGTTCGTGGTTTGCGACTCGCTGAAGCGCCTCTGGCGCCGGGCCCACCCGAACATCGAAGCGCTGTGGGGTGAGGCCGAAGCTGCAGCCAAAAATGCTGTGCTGAACCCTGGCACCGTATTCCGGGCTCGCCGGCTTGCGTTCCGTCGCGACGGGGCCTGGCTGCGCATGGCGCTGCCCAACGGCCGGGTGCTGTGCTACCCCCAGCCGCAGGTGGACCCCAAGACCGGGACCCTGAGCTACATGGGGCTCAACCAGTACAGCCGGAAGTGGGAGCGCCTGAGCACGTATGGCGGCAAGACCATCGAGAATGGCACCCAGGCCGTAGCCGCAGACCAGCTTTCGGACTGCATGCCGGCAATCGAAGCCGCCGGCTACCCGATCGTCTTCCACGTGCACGATGAGATCGCAGCCGAGGTCCCCGACACGGGGGACTTCACGCACGAGAAGCTGGCGGAGATGATGTGCGCTGAACTGCCCTGGAACGCCGGCTTGCCGCTGGCGGCTGCCGGGTTCGAGACCTACCGCAATAGGAAGGGGTGAGGCATGGGTGAGATCGCAGACGACCACTTCGATCGGTTGTGGGACGGTGATGAGGACGAGAACCTGGACGACGAGTACCGACCCCTGACCCGTTGCAACCGTTGCGGGAGCCGCGACGTGCGCTGGCGCCAGCAGACCGGCAAGTGGGTCCTCTTCAACCTCGGTCCGGGCGAGCACGTGTGCCAGATCGACGACCCGTTCAAGGTGCTGCCATGACCAGAAGCACACGCGTGAACGCGAAGTCACCGGGTACGTGGATCGGCAAGTTTGGGGACGTGGTAGGGCTGTTGTGGAGGACCCCCAGGACCGTGCGCGAAGTCGTGAAGGTGACAGGTGCCGGCGTAGACACCACGGCTCGGTACTTCGCCGTGCTCGAAGCCGAGGGCCTTATCGTCAGAGACGGGTCGCGTGACAGGTCAGCGGTTTACAGGTGGGTTGACAGGAGTTGACATGACGAACGTGAAAACCGGCGATCTGGCGATCATCATCAAGGACGAGCGGCCTGAGAACATCGGTGCGATCGTCGAGGTGGGCAAGCGCGACTACGACTGGCGGCTACCAGGTCCCGGGCCGTACTGGCACTGCACGGCCACGGGTCGGCCTCTCGTGACGCTGTGCTTGGTCGATCTCCAGTACCGCATGTGCACCGAGGTGCTGTGCCCTGACGACTACCTGCGCCCGATCAGCGGCATCCCCGACGCAGACGTTACGGCACGACCCAAGGAGCGCAAGAATGCGTGAGAGCAGGATCGAGGCGTACTTCGTGGAGCAGGCCAACGCCCAGGGCTGCCTGGTCCGAAAGGCGGCCTGGGTCGGGCGCAAGGGCTGCCCGGACCGGGTGGTGATGTTCCCTGACGGGCGGATCGTGTGGGTTGAACTCAAGGCATCTGGGCTGGCGGCTTGGTTCCCGTCCAACGCCCACGAGCGCCAGCAGGACCGTGAGCACGAGCGCATGCGCCGTCGCGGCCAGCAGGTTGAGATCGTGGACTCGTTCGAGCGGGTGGACGAGGTGCTGGCATGAAGGTCAA